ATCCTTGGTAAGGATGAGGTCACGGGTTCGACTCCCGTTAGAAGCTCCATATTGAAAATAAGCGAAAGCTAGTCAAATTAATAGTTTGACTAGCTTTTTCAAATGTTAAATTTTGATAAATTATTTTCCGGTTTGTACGTTTTGACACTATTTTTTCGTTGTTTAGGGTGTAGCAAGGGTGTAGTAAAAATGGATAAAAAGTGACAGATTATTTCACATAATTATTAATCAAATTAGTAACATCTGCCTCTTGTTCCTCGTCAAGGTGAGTGTATAAATCGAGTACCATTTTAGTTGAATGATGCCCCATAATTTCTTGAGCCTTTTTTACTTTTACACCTGAATAATACAATGTAGTGCAGAAGGTATGCCTTAATTGATGAGCAGTAAAATGAATATGTGGTTTTATTTTATTTTTGTCTTCAATTTCTTTATTAAGTTCATCGATATATTGATTACAAGCTTTTATAAAGCTGTTCATTGATTCTCTAAATGAAGTTTCAGACATCATACCTCCATTATACATAGGAAATAAATATTTAGTTTGTGCTTCTTTGCAACGACGTTCGAGAATTTCTGATATTTTATCAATAATTGGTATCTTTCTATCATCGCCATTTTTTGTGCCCTTTAAAACTGCTTGATTGTGTTTAAAATAGATTGCCCTATCTATCAAAATAAAATTACTTTTTACTTGATTTTTTTCAAGAGGGATTAGTTCTTCACGTCGTATGCCTGTATAAAGAAAAGTCATAATCATATCACCATATTTGTGAGTTTCAGCCGTGTTTTCAATAACGGAACGTTCAAAATCTGTTAGGGGGCGTTTTTCTTTTGATTTAAATTTTGGTACTTTAAGATTTGAAGCAACGTTTTTATAAATAAACTCATTTTCCATAGCAAAATTTAAAATAGATTTAATGTAATTTACCATTTTTCTAATGGTGTCGGTTAAACCATCTTCCACTTTTGTATTTATCAATTCTTGAATCTGGTATGCTTTAAGCATTTTTATCGGGATATATCCTAAAGTAGGGTAGACATGAAGCCTTAGAATACGTTCAATGCTTTGTTGGGTGTTGTATTCTAAGGTTGGTTTTAAAACCTGATACCATTTGTCTCCGATTTCTTTAAAAGTAGCATTATCATTGTTTAATTCAATCCCTTTATGGTACATTACCTTTAATGACGTTAATTTTTCATCTAATTCTTTGGTGGTTGAAGCATACACATATTTTCTAAGTTGCTTGCCTTTTTCGTTTTTGCCAACCACAATATACGCAGAATATATTCCATCGGCTCTTTTAGTATAGTTTTTTGCCATAAAAATACCTCACTTATAATATATTTAAAACCTATCATTTTCGATAGGCTTATCGTCCTTAAAGTACTCATCAATATTATTTTCTTGAATCAAACCTAAATTAAAAAGTGTTTTTTGTGATGTATCAATTTTTTCTATGATACTGTCTAAATATTTATCTAACTTTGAAAGTTGTTCTTCTGTTTGTATCCATGAAATATTATCTATTTCTTGCTTTATTTTTTCGCCTGTTTTTAAATATATATTTATTTCAGAAAAATGGTCTGATGATAAAACCATCTTATCAATTACTTTTAAAGAAGAATAATTAGTTTCATATATAAATCTAGTGAAATTGAGTGTTTTGTGTTCTTTTTCTACATTTTGCATAATTTGATTTTTATGTTCAAAATTTTTGTTATCTTCATTTTTCTTCCAATAGTATCCGTATATAAAAGCACCTAATATTAAAGAAATACTAGCATATTCTCCAAATATTTCTTTTCCAACATCAATACAAAACCACATATATCCGAAAGCAGTCCCCAAAATTACAAAAGCATTGATAAGCCAATTGAATACACTTTTAAATATTTCCCTTAATTTATCTAACATAAAAATTCTCCTCAATTTTAAATGTGAAATTGCTTAAAACTTATTTCCAATTTCTAATTTGTCTAACTACTACGCCAATAACTTTAACTGGCAGTTTTTCCATCTCTTCATATGTAAATTTTTTTGCTGGATAATAAGGATTAAAAGCGTGTAGTTCAATGCCTGTGTCTGTTTTTACTACTTTTTTTACTGTAGCTTCATCACCGTTAATTAAAACTATGCCTATATCATTTGTACTAAATTCTCCATCTAATTTATGGACTATTAAATAATCGCCCTCATCGAATAAAGGAGCCATACTATCACCTTTAACAACTAGTCCGAAGTAATTTTCTGGGTCAGCAATATTCATAGATGGATCTATATAATCAATTACATTTTCTTGTGCTAAGTAATTATAACCAGCTTTCACAGTACCTAAAACAGGTAATAATCGCTTATTATTGGTATCTGCACCTAATAAATAATCTACAGATACTTTGAAAAATTTTGCCAATTTTTTGGCGGTTTCTGCAGACATACTTCGAGCTCCAGTTTCATAAAAACCATAAGCAGAAGTTGATATTCCTAGAAAGTTAGCAACATCTCGTTGCAGCATTTCATTTTTTTCTCTAATTTGCCTTAATCGATTCATAGTAACACCCCTTTGCAAACTAATTATACAACACACAGTTGCTTTTTGTAAATATTTTTTCTTACAGCCACAGCACATACAACACAAAGTAAAAATATTTCTTGTTTTTGTGTTGACATACAACACAAAGTAGTATATATTAAAAATATCAAAACAACAGAAAGTAGTTTTGAAATAATTTGAAAGGAGCCATGAAATGAAAAATTGTACTATGAAAGAACTAAGGTTATCAAAAAAGAAAAGTAGAATTGAAACGGCACGACAAGTAAAAATATCATTATCTTATCTAGATATGATTGAAGCCGGAACAAGGCAACCAAGCGACACAATAAAGAGAAGATTCGCAGAGTTTTACAATTGTTCTCCTTTACAAATTTTTTTATCTTGTGAAGCAACACAAAGTTGTATAAATAACAATGCTTAAATTTTGTTAAACATATTTTACGAAATCTTCTCGTAAAAAACAAAATTTAATAACGTTTTTACGAAAAAGTTTCGTAAGAAAGGAGCAAACGTATGCAAATAGGCGATTTTATAAAATATTTAAGAAAAGGTAATGGAATGAGTCAAGAAGAATTGGCAGAGGCAGTAATGAGAAGTCAAGATTGGATGAGTCTTGTAGAAACAAATAAAATTCAGCCTAATCCAGAAGACATAAAGTTGATATCTAAGGCGTTGCACGAACCAATACTTGAAATACTTGCAGATGGTTTGCTTTTTCAAGAATTAAAGAAAAGAATGTGAGGAGAAAGAAAATGCCAGTATTAACAAGAGCTGTTTATAAACCAGTTAAAGTATTCGCTGAATACTATGATTTGGGAATGACAAGAGCCTATGAAATAGTTTCAATGCCAGATTTCCCTAAGATAAGAACTGGAAGAAAAGGAATAAGAGTTGACATGAGTAAAGCAGAGGAATTTATGCTCAAGAAATTTAATTATTAGGAGATGCTGATATGAAAATAGTAAATAAAAAAAGATTTGCATCATTAGTAACAATTTTAATGATAATTCTAATTGCATTATTAAACAAATGCGTAGCATATAAAAGCATTAAAACTGAAAATTATATGGTATCTGCAGGAGATACACTGTGGTCTATTTCCTGTGAATATAAAAAATCTGGACAAGATGTGCGTGAATATTTATACAACCTAAGAGAACTAAACAACTTGAACGACTGCATTATCTACCCAGGACAAGTAATTCAAATTATCAAGTAGAAAGGTGGTGAAAAATATGGATGAGAAATATGTAAAAGATGTGCTTGAAGATATTAAGAGTTTAGCAGAACACCAAGACATTAATGGTATCCTAGCAATATGTGAAAATGAGCTTGAGCAAATCGACCAAAGAACAATTAAGCAAGACATTATTGATGTTTCAAGAATAATTGAAGATGCCAAATATGAAATAACTAGACTAAGAGGAGAAGATACCGACGAAATATATAGGATGCTAGAAATATATAGGATGCTAAATGAAGCAAGCACAATATTGAGAAATTTGGCAATAAAAAAAGAACTAACCCGTGACATCAAAAAACCGAGATTAGTTCTATTAAAAAAGTAATAACTTAATTACTTTAGTAGATATTAACATAATTTTAATAGAAAATCAAGGAGGAAAATATGAGTATAAGCGAAGTTAAAAATTACTTTAGAAGAGAAATAATTGGTTGTTCAATCTCAGATAAAAGAGAAGAGGAACTGCTTGAAAAATTAGAAAGTATTACTGATGACTTATTAGACCTTGAAAGAGAAATAGAAGATGAATTAGAAAAAAAAGAAGAATATGAGGATAATTTGGATTATCAAACAGCAGAAGAACAGGATATAGAATTTTTATATGCAAATAGAGTATGTTAGGAGTGAAAAAGATAATGTTAAAAAGCTACGATGATATGAGAAAAATAGATGTAAGCAAGTGGACTGAAAAAAGAGATGGAGCAGACTATCTGAACTGGGCAAAAGTAATTGATTTACTTCATGAAAATGGAGCAACAAAAGTTCATTTTGAACCACTGGTAAATGAAAATGGAAGTAGTTTAATAATGGCAAATCAAGAATTTAAAGATTCAAAAGGTGGAACTAATAGAGTATATGAGACAGCAGTAAAAATAAAAATAGATGACTTAGAGTTTGTACAACGTGGACCAGTAATGAATGGCTCTAATCCAGTAAAAGACAATTCAATGTCCCAACAGAGATTATGGAACTGCCAAACAAGATTGTTCGTAAAAGGTGTAGCTATAATGACAGGTTTAGGATTTGATTTATGGTTAAAAGAAGAGCTAAAAAGTGAAAAAGACAATTGGCAAGATGACTTAAGTAAGCATGACATATTTAAAATTAAAGAAAGATGCCAGGAATTATATACTACAAAATTAAAACAAGGATTATCGGTAAAAGAAATAGCAGAAAGACTCAACAAGACAGAAGATGAAGTAAAAGCTATATTTAGTTATTTTGATACTTTAAATACATTTGAAAAAGACTTGGCAAACATTGATACAAAGTCAAGATAGAAGCGGTTATATAGGAGCTTCGGATACAACGATGGTTGTTGGAAATTGGAATACCAAAACATTTGAAAAATGGTGGCTTGAAAAATTAGGTTTAAACACAAATCATTTAAATACAGATGCTATTAAATGTGGAAATAATTATGAACACCTTATATTAGAAGCATTAGAAATATCTGAACTGGAAAAAGACAAACAAATAATAATTGGAAGATTAAGAGTAAATTTAGATGGGAACACACCAGATTGTATTTACGAAGTGAAAACGCATAAAGCAGATAAAGAATTTAAAGTATCAAAACAATATTGGAGGCAAGTACAAGTTCAAATGTATGCAAGTGGAATACGAAAAGCATATATAGTTGCTTATGATTTAGGAGATAAAGAATATAATAATTTTTTTACTAAAATACAAAAAGAACGTATAAAACTTATTCCTATTGAATATGATGAGAGCTTTATTAAAAAAGAGTATTTGCCCAAGCTGAAAATATTAACAGATTGCCTTGAAAAGGGGGGATTTCCTTGCGTTTCACAGGAACAATATCAGATGTAAGCATCGATTTTAAAACTAATAAACCAAAAATAACATTCATAATGAACGAAAGAGCAGCACTTGCAGAACTTGATGAGATAAAAGACTTGGACAAGTTGTCGGTGGAAGCAAAAAAATATCGCAAAAAACGCTCTTTAGATGCAAACGCATATTGTTGGGTTCTTATTAATAAACTTGCTGAAAAATTAAATCTTAAGCCAATAGAAGTATATAGAAAAGCTATTTATGAAATTGGAGTTAGAGAAATTATACCAGTAAAAAATGAAGCAGTAGCTAGATATAAAGAAGTATGGCAGAATAACGGTTTAGGTTGGTTATGTGAGACAGTACCTTCTAAATTAAATGGTTATACAAATGTAATAGCTTGGTATGGCTCAAGTGTTTATGACAGCAAGGAAATGTCAAGGCTAGTAGATAGTATTGTTGATGAATGCAAGTTACAAAATATAGAAACAATGACACCTGCTGAACTTAAAAGATTAAAGGAGGCTTGGAAATGATTGAATATGAAAAACGACCTACAACATGTCATTTTTGTGGTGGCAAAGTTATATTTACAACTAATGACAAAATATATGGAAAGCTTTATGGAAATGGTAAATGCTATTTATGTACTAATTGTGGTGCTTATGTTGGTGTACATACTGGAACTAAAACCGCATTAGGAATTTTAGCTAATGAGGAAATGAAAAAATGGAAAATAAAGTGTCATGATTTATTTGATTCAAAATGGAAGAATGGCAAAAATGTCAGAAATTATTTATACGCAAAACTAGCAAATCAAATGAATATAGAAAGAAGTCATTGTCATTTTGGACACTTTGATTTAGAAGAGTTACAAACTGCATATAACATCATAAAGAGGTGGAAGTGATGAAAGATTGGGTTGGAATAGCTTTTCCTAAGAGCTCTAAAATGGTCTTAAAAGCAAAGTCCAAAGATATTAGTAAAACTAATCGCGAAGAAATAAAAAAGCTTTTTAAAGGCAAATGTGGGCTTTGTGGACAAGCAGGAGTACACATACATCACATAATTTATAAAAGTGAAGATAGAAGCAAAATAGATGATTTTAATAACTTGATTTTATTATGTTTGGAATGTCATCAGAAAGTACATTCAAATAAGAAATATTGGCAACCAAGACTTATGAAATTGAGAGAAAGGATAGGAAAGGAGAAGAGTTATGAATAAGGTTGTTCTAATGGGACGATTAACAAAAGAACCAGATGTAAGATACACAAGCAATAACACACTTGTTGCATCATTCACACTTGCAGTAAATAGAAGATTTGCAAAACAAGGTGAAGAAAGACAAGCTGACTTTATAAACATAGTAGCTTGGGATAAAACAGGAGAGTTTTGTAGTAAGTATTTTAAAAAAGGTCAACAAGTTGGTGTAATCGGAAGATTACAGACAAGACAATATGACGATAAAGACGGTAAAAGAGTATATGTAACAGAGGTTATTGCAGAAGAAGTATATTTTGCAGATAGTAAGAAAGAAAATACAGAAGATCCATTTGCAGAGCCAACAAATAATTCAAATTTTGGAACAATTACAGATGATGATCTACCATTCTAATAAAAATAAAAGGAGAGAAAGAATATGAAAATAATAAAAATTAATGCATCTAATATGAATCCAGAGGAGTTAGAGAAAGCAATAAAAACAGCGATAAAAACAGCAACGAGTGAAAGTAGCGAAAAACAAAAAGCTGTAGATGAAAGAAAAAATACAATAAAGGAGATAAAAAGACAGTTAGAGATACTTGGTAAAATACTTGATGAAAATTCTGACGAAGAATTAACTAATGACCAACTAATTAAACTTTTGAAAATGTATCAAGAAGAAGAAAAGAGATTAAAAAACATATTTAGAATTAAATAATAACACTCAAAGAAAGGAGGTAGTGCAAGGCATGGCTACATTATAGTATGAATTGTACTATCTCCTTGTTTATAGCAAAAGAGAAAGTTGGTGACTTATGAATTATATAGCCGAAATTAAAGCATTCTATGACCTGGTACAAGTAAAACAATTATCTCAAGGACAAATTGCTTTATGGCACGCATTGATGCACATAAACAATAAGTGTGCTTGGATAGAATGGTTTTCAGTACCTAACATAACGCTAGAATTAAATACAGGCTTAAGTCGCAGTGGAATTGCAAAAGCAAGAAATGCACTTAAGCAGTATGGCTTAATAGATTTTAAACAAAATTCAACCAAAGCAACAACATATAAAATGTTCACTATGTTAAAAAGTGAGCAAGTTAGTAATCAAGTTGACAGCACTATGTCAAAAAGTAATCAAATTAGTAATCAAATTGGTGTGCAAGTTGGTAATCAAGTTAGTAAGCAAGATAGTAATCAAATTGGTGGAACATTAAATAAACGAAACGAAACTAATATCTATTCTATTTTATTAAAAAAAGCACGCGAGCAATTTGATACTAAAAATTTTCATGGAAAAACAAAAGCAGCAGTTTGGGCTAAAACTCAATCTGAATGGGAACAGCTAACTGAAGAAGAAAAGCTCAAATTTATAGCTGAACTATAAAAAGGAGTGATATACAAATGAAAAATCAGAAAACACAGGTTTTAGAATACATACAAAAACACGGAAGTATAAGCAGTTATGAAGCTTATGCTCACTTAGGCATAACTCAATTAGGTGCTAGAATAGACAACTTACAAAAAGACGGATATGTATTTGAAAAAGAATGGGTACGTAAAAGAAAAAATGGTAAGGTGAAAGATTATATTAAATATAAACTTAGTGAGGTGAAATAAGTGAAAATCGCAGGAAAAGAATATGAATTGCTTGAAGTTTATCCAGATAAAGTGAATGAACAAAAGGATTTAATGGTTTTTGAAACTAAATTTGGCTACAGAGAATGTTTTCACAGATATGATCTTCTGCACGAGCCAAAAAAGAAGAGAACAGAAGTGTATAAAAATTGGACTGATAGCGACAGCAGGATAATCAAAGACTTCCTAAAAGAGGGTATGACACCACAAGAGATTTCTAGATATGATTTGTTTAATGGCAGAAGTGCCAAAGCTGTATTAGAGTACGCTAAAAAAATAAGAAGAGGAATGGAGAAAACAAATGATAAACAGTAAAAAGAAAGGAAGTAAAGGCGAATTAGAGTTAGCCAACAAATTAAAAAATGAATATGGCTTTAATTGCAGAAGAACACAGCAGTATTGTGGAAAAGTTGAAAACAGTGCTGATGTAATTGGCTTACCGTTTATACATATCGAGTGCAAGAGAGTTGAAAAATTAAATATTGACGATGCGTTAAATCAAGCCAAAAGAGATGCTAAAAATTACAGAATACCTTGTGTGTTTCACAGAAAAAATCGTACCAATTGGAAAGTAACAATGGATTTGAATGATTTTATGGTAATATACGGCGAGTATTACAGTTCGATGATTTTAGCAGGAAGAGAGGATAAAGACGATGAACAGAGCAGAACGTAGAAGATGTAACCATTTAGGTGTTAGCAACAAAATGATAATGGACAAGACTTTATCGGACGTTTATGAACAAGGAGTAAAAGACGGTATGAAGTCTGTATCAAACATTGTATTTTATATGGCTGCATACACAATAAATTACAAACTTGGTTTTGGCAAAGAAAGGCTTCCGAAAATTATGAAAGAAATTTACAACAACATAGATGCATATAGAACTAAGCACTTAACGCCGAGTGATTATAACACTATAGTAAGTGAAATGAACAAGTTAGGAGTGTGTATAAAATAATATCAAAAAAGAGATAGGAGGAAAAGACATGATATTTAATTTAATAATGAATTTTAATTTGTATCTAGGAATATTTTGTTTATATTTGGCAGTTGATTGCATATGTGAAATATTCCATAGAGTACTAGCAAAAGAGGATTGTGCAGCAGAAGCTTTTTGGATAATGATGAGCTTTAGCTACTTAATTTCAGCAAGTATAGTAACAAGCATTAAATATTTGTTTTTGCTTGTAAAAGGAGGAATTTAGAATGAATAAATTAAAAGAATTAGAAAAGAAAATCGAAGAATTAAGTAAAGAGTTAGAAGAGTTAAAACTCGAACTAGATAAAGAAAAAATGAATAAGACAAAAATAAATACTAGATGGAGAGCAAATGATGGTGAAAAACATTATTTTATTTATAGTGACGGAACTATTGATTGGAGTAAAGATACAAATGATGAAATTTCTGTAAAACGTTATGAATTAAGCAACTATTTTCAAACAGAAGAAGAAGCGGAGAAAACAGTCGAAAAGATTAAAATTTATACACAATTGAAAGATTTAGCTTTGAGATTGAACCACGGCAGAGAAATTGATTGGAGAAATTACAATCAACTAAAGTATTCCATTTATTATGACAGTTTCTATAAAAATATATATACTATTTGTACTTATTATAGTAAAGAATTAGGTCGAATATGTTGCTTAGATAAGAACTTTTTAGACGTAGCCAAGCGAGAAATAGGAGAAAAAAATTTAAAGAAATTATTTGAGTAGGTGAAAATATGGAACAATGGTTAGAAGAACAGGGATATGTAATATGCCCACTTGCTCCAGAAACATATATTATTTGTTATGACAAATGTGAAGAGTGTGAATATTACATAGAATCTGAGCGAGCTTTAAAAGAGAGGAGTAAATAAGATATGAGTAATTGTAGTAAAAAATGTAATGAAATAAAAGAAAAGATACATAGTATAAGTGGACTAGACGACGATATAGTTTATAAGTGGTTACTAGCGCTTGAAAAGATTGTTGACGCAACGGTTACAATGATTGAAGATTATGCTGATTTAGATGAATTTAATGGAACTTGTTTTAAAAGGAGGGAAATAAGATATGAATAAAATAGATAAATTAAAAATATTTTTACAAGAAAATTATCCTAACGAACAAGCATTTAATACAAGAAATATAGGAGAGTGATACATAGTGAAAACGGCTGATGAGATGTTTGAAGAGTTGGGATATAAACAGTTAGAAGACAAATACAATATAGATTATATCAAAATGTATAGTTTTATAATGGAGATAGAGTAAGAGAACAAATAAGATTTTGCAAATTAGACAAGTATGTTCATATTGAAAATTTTAATTATGATACTGGAGTCATATTTGGAAAATTTTTAGATGTGTAAGAACTACAAGCAATAAATAAGAAAGTACAAGAATTGGGGTGGATATAATGAAAGAAAAAGTAGCGGATAAAAATACAAAGAATAAAGTTTATTGTGTACAAGGCGACCCAGATTATGGCTGTATATATATTGCAGCTAAAACAAGTAAAGAAGCTAAAATAATAGCTATGGGAAAATGGGTAGCTGAATGTTTAGATAATCCATTTGTAGAATTAAGAGTTAAAAGAAGCTGGAATGTAAAGGAAACAGAATATGAAGGAGAATTAAATATATCACAGATTAACGAATTAGGATTAACTTGGTGGGATTGTCCTAATTGCCATAAAGAAGAATTTGAAATTTTAAATGGAAACGAATATCAATGTAAAAATTGTAAACATATAGAAAAAATACCATATGTTAATAGCTAGGAGGTGTTTTAAGTGAAAGAAAATGATAAGATAGATAAATTTAATGGTTTTAGTTATACAGAAACAGTAATAAGAGAAATAGCAAATAAAGATGATGAATACACAAAACAAGTTATAAAAGATTATTTCACAAAAAGATATCCAAAAGAAAATTTAAGATTTGATTTTTTAGACAAAGAAATAGTTGATGAAGTCATAAAATTGGGGATGGCAGAATATAAAAGAAGAAAAGTAATGGCACCAAAGGCAGAGCAAATAATCTATGAAAATTATATTCCAGTTCAAAAAATAAAAGATAAGATAGAGAAATTAAAAGAAAAAGGAGAAAGTGACTTTAGGTCTTATGGATTTGCAGTAGAGACACATTTAGCATTGCAAATTTTACAAGAGCTACTAGAAAGCGAGGAGTGAGTTATGAACGAGGAAGAAAAGAAAGCAGTTGAAATATTAAATACATTTGAGTTAAGAAGAAAGACAAAAAATTATAAAGAAATATCATTAGAAGATTCACAAAGTGTAGAAATAGTATTAAATCTAATAGAAAAACTACAAAAAGAGAATGAAGTAAACGCTAAATTTATTCCAGTTCAAAAAATAAAAGACAAGATAGAAGAATTAGACATAGCAATATTAGAATGTGAATATTCAGACGATGACGATGAACTGTATAAAAAAGCAGTTAAAGAAGACAAGGTATGCTTATTGAATCAGAAAAGAGTTTTAAAAGAATTATTAAAGGAGGAAAAATAATATGTTAGTAGAATATCATAAAATCAAAGCTTTGTTTGAAAGAGATGAACAAACTAAAAAGACTGTGGAAGGTAGATATGGAAGTGAGGCGGTACAGTATTTAGCAAATAATCTTTGGCAATTCACAGAAAAAATAAATGGAGTAAATATAAGAATATATTGGGATGGACATAGAGTAAATTTTTATGGAAGAACTGATATTACTGAGATACCCACAACCTTAGTGAATAGGTTATCAAATTTATTTTTAGGTGAGGCTAATGAACAGTTATTTGAACAAAAATTTGGAGAAACAGAAGTTATACTTTTCGGTGAAGGCTATGGTGAAAAAATACAAAGTGGTGGAGCTTACAGAAATGGACAAGATTTTATATTATTTGACGTAATGATTGATGGAAAATATCAGCAAAGAGAAGATGTAGAAGATATTGCAAAATACTTTGGTATAGATACGGTACCAATAATATTTGAAGGCACATTACAAGAGGCAGTTGATTATGTGAAAACAAAGCCAAAGTCTAAAATAGGTACAGCTGACAGTGAGGGGTTAGTTGGTAGACCAAAAGTGGAACTTTTAGACAGAAATGGAGAAAGGGTAATTACTAAAATTAAAGTTAGAGATTTTAAAAATGTAGTTAAATAATATTTATCATTTTGTGCCTTGTAATCAATAATAAAATGGAAAATCAAGTTTTACGAAAGAAGGTGTAATATGACAGCTAAGGAAGAATTATTACAATATAAATATGCAAGAGAAAAGGTTGAAGAAACTTTAGAAGAATATCAGAAATATAAAACAAGAGCCGAAAAGATGACATCAATAATATCAGATATGCCACGAGGGACAAGCAATTCTGATAAAGTGGCAGACAATGCGATTAAAATGGCTGATTTATCTGTAGAATACGAAAAAAGATGGCTGGAAGCTGAAAATAAGAAACTGGAAATAGAAAAGAATATAGACTTAATAGAAGAACCGTATAGAACTTTATTACATAAAAGATATGTGCAAGGACTAAATTTTGAAAAAATTGCTGATGAAATGGGATATTCCTATGTTAGAATTACACATTTACACGGAGAGGCTTTAATTGAATATGATAAGTTGACAACTCATGACAAGACATGACAAGTTTGAATGTGATAATATGAGAGCATGAAATAATAATAAAATCCTTTTATTAGAAGAGATTATCAGAGCAGGGGTAATCTCTTTTTTTATTTCAAAAGAGAGCTGATACAAATGAAAAAATATGATTTTATGTATTGCATGAAACATGATTGTAAGTTTTGCAAAAAACAAATTGAATGTGAAAGAAAGGAGGAAACTAGGACATGGAAAAAGAAAAAAATAAAAGTGGAGCACCTACTAAATATAAAAAAGAATATTGTAAGAAAATAGTAGAATACTTCAGAATACCTCCTACCAGAACAGAATATAAAGAAGAATATTTCAATGATGGTAGTTTAAGAAGTAAAGTGCCAGTTATAATTGCAAATGAGTTTCCTACTTTTCAAGGTTTTGCTGATACTATAGGAGTTCACTATGACACATTAAAAGAATGGTGCGAAGTTCATGAAGAATTTTCCGAGGCTTATACGCGTGCGAAGAGGCTACAAGAGAAAATATGGCTGCAAAATGCTATGAGTGGACTATACAATGCGCAATTTGCACAATTTTTTGGCAAGAATTGCTTAGGATATAGAGATAAACAAGAGATAGAGCAATCAGGAGAGCTTAATAATACAATCACGGTTAAATTGGCAGGTGATATAGGAGAATGGGGCAAGTAGAACTACAAATAGATAAACCTTATCCGAAGCAAATAGAATTTTTTAAGGCTGCCAATAAGTATATAGCTTATGGTGGAGCAAGGGGCGGTGGAAAGAGCTGGAGCGCTAGAATAAAAGTTGTTTTATTAGCTTTAAATTATCCTGGCATACAAATACTATTACTTAGAAGAACTTTAAAAGATTTGAGAGACAATCATGTAATACCTTTGCAAAAACTCTTAAAAACGGAAACTAAAGACAAAATAGCTACATATAAATCGCAAGAAAAAGAATTTTTATTCCCAAATGGCAGTAGAGTTGTATTAGGATACTGTGCTAATGAAGGAGACGTTCTTCAATATCAAGGTCAGGCGTACGATGTGATATTTATGGAAGAAGCAACACAATTTACAGAGTTTCAATTTCAAGCATTAACAGAGTCAAATAGAAGTTCTGGGCTTTGCAAAATATCATTTAGTCCAAGAATGTATTTTACATGTAATCCTGGTGGAGTCGGACATATGTGGTTTAAACGTTTATTTATTGATAGAGAATATAGACAATCTGAAAGACCAGAAGATTATATATTTATTCAATCATTAGTATATGAAAATGAATACTTGATGAAAAACGACCCAAACTATGTAAGAACACTTGAAAATTTGCCGGATGATAGAAAAAAAGCTATGTTGTATGGCGATTGGGACATATTCGAAGGACAATATTTTAATGAGTTTAGTAGAAAAATACATGTTATAGAACAGCCATTTATAATACCTAAACATTGGAAAAAATATATAGCAATGGATTATGGATTAGATATGCTTGCTGTTTTGTGGATAGCAAGGGACACAGAGGGAAATGCTTATGCATATAAAGAGTTGCATGAAAGCAATTTGATTGTATCAGAAGCGTGCAAAAAGATAAAAGAAATAAATAACAATGAAGAATATGAATGTATCTATGCTCCACGTGATTTATGGAATAGACGTCAAGAAACAGGTAAAAGTGTGGCAGATATATTTTATGAAAATGGAATACTACTTACAAAAACAAGTGTAGATAGAGTTGATGGATGGTTTGCTACAAAAGAGTGGTTAAAAGTAATAGAAAAAAGAGATATAGAAACAGGGGAGCTAATAAAAACAAGTAAGTTAAAAATATTTAGAAATTGTTTTAATTTGATAAAAAACTTACCTCAGGTTCAAATAGATGAGAAAAATCCGAACGATGTGGCAACAGAGCCACACGAACCTACTCATATATGTGATGCCTTGAGGTATTTTTGTGTGAATTTCACCAATAATGCAGAAGAAGAAAAGACGGCAGAAGAGCTGGAATATGAGGAAAAACAGTATATCGAAAGACAGAGTTATATTAACTATGGAGTGTGATTTTATGATATGTATTACGATTTTAATATTAGGTCTTTGTTTCATTTTTAAAGATGAAATAAAGACTTTTTTAATGCCTAAAAAAGAAATTGAAATAACAGAAGAAGAAAAAGAAAGAGCTAAAAAGATGAAAGAACAATTCGAAGAGATGATGAATTATTCAATAGACAAAGCGATTCAAAGCAAGCGAGGTGATAGATAGTGGAAGCAAAAGATTACTGGGAACGCTACGAAAAGGGTATTCAATACAACAGTTCTTTTAAACCTAACAAGGACTATTATGAATCCATAAAGGTATGGAATGATTTCTATAACGGCGACCAATGGAACGGTGTTGGTGGTTCGAGCGAATTACCAAAACTAGTATTCAATTACACAAAAAGAATAATAGATTTTAAGATCGCGAGTGTTACAAGCTCGGATATATCTGTTAATGTAGAGCCGTTAAGAAATACTCCTGTAACAGACAGTGAACAAGAAATTGACAACACAGATTTCGTTAATAATGAAATTAAAAATGTATTCGAAAAATGGAATTTTAGAATATTGAAAAAAAGAGCTTTGAGAAAAGCTGGTATTTCTGGCGATATGTGTGCTCATATCACTTTTAATACAGAAGCTAAACCATTTAGAGGATTTGCTCCAGATGTTATAGGCGAAATGGAAATCGAGTTGATAGATGCAACCAACATTTATTTTGGAAATGCCAATATTAAGAGTGTATCTAAGCAACCATATATCATAATAGTCGGAAGAGATACAGTTCAAAATCTTCAAGAAGAAGCAAAACAATTTAAAGCTCAAGACAATGATATTCGAAGTGATGATGATACAGAATATCAGCTAACGGAATTTGCAAATGTAGAAGTAGAACCAGCTGATATAGAAAAAGACAGTGATGGAAAAGCAAAGTATATTTATTACTATTATAAGAAAAAAGTTGGTGAAGATATACATGTGTTCGTAACGAAATGTACAAAAGATGCAATTATATATCAAGACATAGACACAGGATACAGTGATTATCCAGTTGCGTTCGCAAATTGGTATGAGTTGGAGAATACATATCACGGCAGAGGAGAAGTTGAAGGTATATGTCCTAATCAGATAGCGATAAACAAGATGTTCGCGATGATTGTTTATCATCAAATGATGACTGCTTTTCCGACTGCGGTATACGATAAAGATGTAATTAAAAATTGGAACAACCAAATAGGTACTGCGTTTGCTTTATCTAATTTGAATGGAAGAAGCATTAAAGATGTTGCTGGATATTTAAATCCGGCTAATATGAGTGATTACATCATAAAAGTAATTGACTTGGCTATTCAATACACTAAAGAGTGTATGGGAGTTTCTGATGCTTCTTTAGGTAATATAGACCCTAAGAACACATCAGCAATTTTAGCAGTACAGAAAAGTACAGCAGTACCATTGGAAAATGTAAAAGACAATTTATATGATTTTGTAGAGCAAATAGTAAGAATAATGATAGATGTAATGGGAACAAAGTATGGCAAAAGACCAGTAGTAATTACTGATGAAGATAGAAACAGAACAATGGAAAAATACGATTTTGCTCAACTAAAAGGCATGGATTTGCATATCGGAATAGATGTTGGCGAATCGAGTTATTATTCTGAAATTGCAATGTTACAGACTATGGATAATCTATTACAAGGACAATACATTGAATTTATAGATTATTTAGAGAGAATACCTAATGAAATGTTCCCTAAAAAAGCAGAGTATATTGCACAAATTAAGGCAAAACAACAGCAGGAAAAAGAAGCAAGTTATGAACAACTAAGTCAGTACATGTTGATGTTACCCGCACAATATCAGAAACAATTTGCACAAGCAATAGATAATTTAATAAGCGTATAAAAAGGCATCCGAAAGGGTGTCTTTTTTATATAAATTTAGCCGAAGTATCGAATAAACCAATGAGATAACGTTAGGCAACCGGATAAACCAATCTGGAGAAAAGGAGATTTTTATGAATGAAGAAAAAACAAACCAAGTAGTAGAAGAAGAGGATTTCTTCAATATGGATGAAAGCGATTTTACAGATACACCATCTGAAGAAGAACAAATCCAAAATGAAGAGAATGTTGAAGAGAATACCACTCAGAAGACAGAAACTCAAAAAGATGAGACAACTGATGAGCAAAAGTTGTTATCGCTACTAAAGTCAAAGGTTAGATACAACGGAGAAGAAGTAGACATCAAGTCTATGGATGATGTCGTAGCTAACTATCAAAAAGGCTTGAACTATGACAATTTAAAGGCTAAATCAGAGAAATCTGAAAATACTGTAATGAATTACGTCATGGCTAAAGCAAGAAGTATGAATATGACACCTGAACAATACATAGACAAAGTTAAATCATACGAAGAAGAGCAAAAGAAAAATGCTCAAGAACAAGAAGTACAAAGAATGATGGATCGTGGTGTTGATGAAGAAACAGCTCGTAGAGTTGCTAGAACAGAAGCATACATGGAGACATTAAAAGCAAGAGAAGAAGAGCTTAACAGACAAGAAGAGGCTCGAAAAGTAGAAGCACAAAAAGATAAAGAATATCAAGAATTTTTGAAAGCTTATCCAGGCATTGAAGTCGACAAGATACCTCAGGAAGTTTTTGAAAATGCAAAGAACACTAATTTATTAAGTGCTTATCAAGCTTATGAAAATAAGCAATTAAAAGAAAAAATTAAACAGTTGGAACAAAACCAAAAGAATGCATCCACTTCCGTTGTCAAGCCAGTAGGGGAAAAGACTGACGAGGAAGGAAAGGATGCTTTTTTAATGGGTCTTGATTCCGAAGATTAAGGGAGGATAATTAAATGGGAGTTATTAATTTAGCAGAAACGTATTCAAAAAATATTGATAAAGCATTTGCACACAAATCTTATACAAAAGTAGGTGCGAAGGCAAAATTTTCATTTATTGGTTATAAAACAGTTAAAGTGTATTCAATTGATCCAATGAAAATGAATGATTATAACAGAAATGGAATGAATAGATTTGGTAACGTAGAAGACATCAGTGATAAAGTACAAGAAATGACAGTAACAAAAGACAGAAGCTTTACAGGTGGTATAGACAAAGGTAATAATACGCAACAAATGAAAATAAAAAAAGCCGGCGAATTATTAAGAGACCAAATCAATGAAGTATTAAATCCTGAAATGGATACATATAACTTAGCTGTTTGGGCAAACAAGGCTGTTTTAAATGGCGCTGTGTTTATACAAACATTAACTAAAGATAATGCTTACGAGTATTTTTTAGAAGGTCAAAAAAGATTATCAAATAATAGAGTACCAACTAATGGCAGAATATGTTTTGCAACAACTAAAGCGGTAAACTTATTAAAGAGATGCCCTGAGTATTCTAAGAATACAGAAACAGCACAAAAAATGGTTATGTATGGACAAGTTGGTAAAGTAGATAATGTTGCATTAATTGAAATGCCAGAAATCTATTTCCCAGCAGGTGTACAAATGGTTATTGTACATCCATCATGTTCAGTAGCACCAATTCAATTAGAAACATATAGGGTTTTAACTGAGGTTCAAGGCTACGATGGTGCCGTTATCGAAGGTAGATGCATTTATGATTGTTTTGTTTTAGATAAGAAGAAAGATGGTATTGCAGTAATAGCTGAAGCTACTTTGAAAATGAATGCAACATCAGAAGAAGGAAGTGCATCTAATGGAACACTTTTAAAATATGAATTGCCGGGTATTACAAGTGCTGATGGTGTTGTTGTTAAGTATAAACTAGGTGCAAGTGCTATTACTGCGCCAACTGCAGGAACAACTGTAACAGGTTATACGGCTTATACAAATAGCGAAATCGATGCAAGTACAAATACACACTACTGTTTAGTAGCATTGAAGGATAATAAAGTTGTTTTTGCAGAAGCAGGAGAGTTAGTTAAAAAGGCATAACCTAACGGGCAGAGCTTAAAAACTCTGCCCTCAATTTTTATGATAGGAGGTTAAAGTAAATTGAAAGCGGAACTAATATATAAATTTGCACTTTCACATATAGATGAAATGAAAGATGCAAAATTGATTAAAGGTGAAAAACCCGAAATGGACAACACATCAACAAAAGATTATAGAGCTAGAACACCTGGAATATTAACTTCAATTCAAAATGATATAACAATGTACCTTGGAATAGGATATTTAGACGAAATAGCATCAATGGAATCTGATGTTGAACTAGATGATGCAATTTGTGCAACTATAGTTGTGTATGAATTGTGTGCAAGGTTACTTTTAACAGAGGATATGGCACTTTCAAATTACTTTAGTTCCCTAGCTTCGAATTTGAAAAATACTACACTTGAACGATACAGAACAAAAGCTAAGCAGGAAGCTAGAGAAGATGTATATGGTTCTTTATGCGAGGCGGGTGATTAGGATGGATAACACCTCAATAAATACTTTTTTAGGACTTAATATGAATGAAACTGGTTCAACTAATCTTAAATTAGGTGAAAGTCCTAAAATGGTTAATTTCAAAATATCAAGAGATTATAAATTAGAGAAGATGTATGGCTATATAAACAAATATGAAAAGACAAGTAAGATAAGAGCGATGTGGTTCGGACTACTTGGTGCAACAGAAGTATTTGTGTTTGTGTGTGATGGAAAAGTTTATAACGGGGATACAGAGCTGGGTTCATTGACAGATGACATTACAAGAATATTTGAATTTAATAAAAAACTATACTTTATAAATGGTCATGAATATAAAGAATGGGATGGAACAATATTTAAAGATGTTGAAGGCTATATTCCATTAGTCAAAGTGGTTACAACACCTAATGGAGTTGGAACGGATTACGAGCCTATAAATGTTCTAACAGGCAAGAAGAGGCAAACATTTAGCCCAGATGGAACAGAGAAAACATTTGTATTAGTAGAAAATAATTTGACTAGCATAGACAGTGTAAAAGTTGATGGAGTAGAAACAACAGTAACAAAGGATTTGGCAAAAGGCACAATTACTTTTTCAACGGCTCCAACTCAAGGAGTGGATACTATTGAAGTCCAATGGACAAAAGGAACAGGTCAAAGAGAATTAGTATATAAAAATCATTACTTTCAAACCTATGGACTTGCAGATGATACACGAGTTTTTTTATACGGCAATGCAGACGCAAAAAACAGAATATATTTTAGCGACTTAGGAAACGGAATACCAGACGTGACATATTTTCCTGGTAATAATTTTATTGACATAGGAAGCTCAAATACAGCTGTAACAGACATTCAAAGACAATATGACAGAATAATTATAAATAAAGAAGACGCCACTTATTATTCAACTTATGAGCAAATCACAGACAACACAGGAGAAAGCATTGTAGCATTTCCAGTATATCCTCTTAATAAATCACATGGAGCAAAGCCATATAATCAAGGACAAGTTCTAGATAATTATGTAACAACAGTTGATACTTCGATTGTGCAATGGACTAATACAGAAAGTAAAGATGAAAGAAATGCACAGATAATATCACAGAAAGTACAAACATGGTTAAATGAAAAAGATTTGTCAAGAGCAGTTACATTAGACTATCAAGAAGAGAAAGAATATTGGCTTGCGATAGATAATGAGATTTTAATATATAATTACGAAAATGGTTGTTATTCACTGGCACAATTGCCAGTCAAAATAACGACTTTTTTGTCATATAAAGGAATTATATACGCTGGAACAGAAAACGGCAAAATAATCGAATTTAGTAAGAATGCTACTGCCTATGCTGGGGAAACAATCAAAGCTGAATGGCAATCAGGCTATTATGATTTTGGAGTTGAAGAACAGCGAAAAACAATGCGTGTTTTATGGATAACTTTGAAGCCTTGGTTCAAAACTTCATTAGATATAAATTATATATCTGATAGAGATAGTGGCAATGAAGCAAAAACAATTGAGAAAAGAAGTATAAGTTATGCTCACTGGAATTATGCAAGATTTACATATAATACCCAACGAAGTGTAAAGCCTTTTAGAGTGAAACTAAAAGCAAAAAAATTCGCATTTTTAAAGTTAATATTAAAAAATGAAGTAAGCGATGAAAAAGTAACGGTAAATTCAGTAGCAATTAAAAAAATATATGGTGGGGAGGTAAAGTAATGGAATTTACAAGATTAAATGATAATTTAAGTGTACATCAAAGCTTGAGCGATGAACCTAATATAGATGATGGTTTATCTTCTGAAGAGTTAAAGAAGAAATTTGATGAACCAGTCGAAAAATTGAAAAAAGCACTTAATGACTTGATGAATGAATTAGAAAGTAATACTAGTGCCGGAATGATGGGAGCCCAAAAATTAAACGATACGGACGATTCAGCTGAAAATATACAAGCGAAGTTAGAACGTTTGCAGTCGCAAATAACAACAATAAACAATACAAATATAGCTACGTCTAAAATAGAAAACGAGGCTATAACGACATCTAAAATTGCAGATGCAAATGTAACGACTGAAAAACTAGCCAATGATTCCGTAACAGCTGATAAGATAAATAATGGAAGTGTTACAGGAGAAAAAATAGACGAAAACGTAAAGAAAGCATTAAATATAACAGCTACACAACTAAATGAACAAGATACATCGGAAGCAAATGTGCAGGCTAAATTAAATAAGATTTATCAAGATTTAATAAGTATGACGCAAGGAAGTGTGGCAGATAATTCTATAACATCATCAAAGCTTGCAGATGGAAGTGTAACAAAAGAAAAAACAAATTTTGGATTATCGTTAGTTCCTAGTGGTTTTATAGGTATGTGGAGTGGTACAACAATTCCAAGTGGTTGGTATTTGTGTGACGGGACGAACGGAACACCAGATTTAAGAAATAGATTTATTGTTGGTAGTGGTGATGAATATTCAATCGGAAACACTGGCGGAGAAAAAACGCATACTTTAACTATAAGTGAAATGCCAGAACATAGCCATGCAATATCGAATTTCCCAACTGGAATAGGAAGTATACATGCACAGGGCTTTAGTGATGCAATGGGTAGTAGAACAACTGTAAATACTGAAAAAACAGGTGGAGGACAAGCACATGAAAATAGACCACCTTATTATGCATTGGCGTTTATTATGAAAGCTTAGGAGGTGTAAAATGGCTAATTTAAGTAAAGAAGACACAGCAAAAATCGATAATGCAAAGAAAAAATATGCAGAGGCTCAAGCTAAAGGCGATAAAGCAGGAATGGAGTCAGCACACAGAGAGGCAGAATCAGTAAGAGCAGGATATGGATACTCTGGAGGAGCGGACGGAAGTCAGAATATATCGCTAGGAAATCAAGAACCAGATTGGACTGGTAACGGTGGAAAATCAAGCAGAAACAGTAATAGTAATAATTCAACATCGAGTTTTACATATCAGGACGATTTAGAAAGACTAAAAAGACTTCAACAAAAAGCAACGGCAAATGAGCTTAAAGCACAAAAGGAGAAAACATTACAGGCTTTAGCTGAACAAGAAGCCACGGTAAAGCCAACGTATCAAAATCAAAGAAACCTAGCATCTTCAAATTCTCAAAAAGGTGCTAGGTCTTTTAGTGAGTATTTGGCTAGTAGAGGGTTAACAAATAGTGGTGCAGCAGCACAAGGGGAAATGAACAGATTGTCAACTCTTCAAAATAATTTAGGAACAATAGATACAAATGAAACAAATACATTGAATGAAATAGCAAGGGCTAGAGCAAATGCTAAAAGTGATTATGCTTCTAATTTGGCTACTGCAAATTCAAAGATAGAAGCAGAATATTTTAATAATCTATTGCAAGAAAATCAAAGACAAAGGTTGATAGATGAGCAATTAAAGCAACAATCTATGCAACAGTATGCAAATGATTATCGAGCACAAATAAATAGCTTGTTAGCCCAAGGATATAGTCCAAATAGTAGAGAAGTTTTACAATTATCAGCACTTAGAGGCGATAAAATAGCGAATAACATAAACAATGCAACAAATCCAAGCAATGCACTGGCTTCAATTCAAGCAGGGAATATAAACTATAATAATGCTGCGGCATTAGGTTGGACTGTAGAACAAGCAAATCAATATTATAACAACTACTTGGCAATGCAACAAGCAGAAGCAGAAAAGGAAGCAAGACAGCAAGAATTTGAAAATTGGGTAAAAAGACAACAATTAGCTAATGATACTGCGCAAACACAGTACAATATAAATAAACCATATAGTCAATCTACAGGAAATGCAAACACGACAAAACTATCAACTTATAGCGATATAATTGATAATAATTATTTATCAGAAGGAAGCTTTTTGGCAGATAGTGAGAAATTGTTAGATTATATTCAAAGTGAAAATGAAAGTGGAAGAATGAGTGACAATGATGCTTTGTCCTTAATGGCCTTATATGGAATTGGACCTTATACAGATGTTAAAAATCAAAATACTGTAGATTCATCAAAAACAAAAAAAGAACAGAATGCAACTTTAATGCCTAGAAACGTGCAAAATCAGTTAAGGGGGTAGAAGATATGCCTTTGGATTGGAGAAAAATAAGAAGTACAGGAACCACTACCCAAGGTTCGAGCAAATCACGATTAAACTGGGATGAAATCAGGAATAAAACAACAAAACTAGATGCAGCAAGTATTGATGAAAATAAAGCCAGAGTAAATAACACTACTGCAAATTCAACGAAAGAAAATCAAAGTAATAAGATGTTGTATCAAACAAAAGCAATAAATACTATTGCACCAACCAATAGAAAATTTGCACAATCTTTACCGAAAATCGTAAATAGCAGCAAAGTAAAAGATGCTGGAGTTGGAGAATTGATTACACAGCCAAATGCTGGTGATGATTTTTCACAGCAAGATAAGAAATTGTTTATAGAAAACATAAAGGACAGAGAACTTAAAAGAGAAGAACTAAAATCAAAAGGATTAAAACAAGGAACGGCAGATTTGTTATCTAAAATATATAGAAAGCAATTAAATAATGGTAAAAACATTGTTGATAGCACAAATGTAATACAAAGTTCAATAGGTAGAGCTATGGGGCAACAGCCTAGCGATAGAGGAAAATTATTAAAAGTACCAGAAAATATGAAAGATAATCTCAGAAGATTTAAAGATGGATATCAATTTGGAGATATAACTACAACAACACTTGAAAATTTTGGCGATTCTGCAGCGACCTTAGGAAGTACTGCATTAGAAATTCCAACAAGAATAGCAAAGGGAATATTTAGCGTATCAGAAGGAATTGCAAATGCAGGAGCATCTGCAATTGCAGGGGCAGCAGATTTAATAGGCCAAGATGAGTATGCGAATGCTTTAAGAAAAAGAATAGCAGTAGGCACGCCCTTCGTAAAAACACATAATTTATTAGAAAGTACAGCCGATAAATTAGATACAAATTCATTTAGTGGAAAATTATTGGATTCAGCGACCGAAGGTGTTGGACAATCTGGTGGACAAATGGCAGTAGGCGCTGCACTTGGTAAATTCGGTGAAGTACCAATAAAATTCGGTGATCATGTTTTAAATATGCCAACGACAGCATTTGCTACTGGAATGGGAAGTGCTGCCGCAGAAACATATGCCAAGGCAGATGAACAGTTAGGTGGACTAGAAAATGCAACAGGAAAAGAAAAGCTACAAATGGCACTTAGAATATTAGGTGGAGGAGCTATAGAGGGAACTACAGAGGGACTATTTGGCTTACTAGGTGTAGGTGGAACAGATATAACGGACGAGTTTGCCCAAAAAGCTGTAGCTAGAGCAGAAAATGCTTTTCAAAAGCAATTAACTAAGATACTTGTTGCTGGTGGTGGTGAAGCAGCAGAAGAATTTATTTCTTATGCTGGCAATTATTTAATGGATAATTATGCGAACAAATTTGGAAAACTGGACTTTTCTGAAAAATGGAATTGGGATGATGTAATGCAAGAAATGGCATCAGCATTTATATCATCTGGAATAAGTCAAGGGGCGACGTCTGTAATTCAAATAAATAAAGTTACTCAAAATGCAGTTCAATTAGCAGAAACAGAACAAGGAAGACAATTGACGCCACAAGAAATATCAGAGATAAGAAATTCTGTTGCAGATGAAGTATTAGGAGCAAGAGAAGAATTAGAAAGTCTTCATAAGGATACTAATATCAGCGAAAACTCATCAAATATTGACCAGATTTCTCAAAAGAATGTACAAAATGTATCAAATTTGGAAAGCAATCAGCAAATGAGTATATCTGATGAACAGAACAACCAAGCTACAGTAACTAATGAAATACAAACGTTTGTGGAAAATAGAAATAAAATTGCACCAGGTTTGAATGTCGAAATGGATAATACATTGAAAACAGATGGTGTAATAATAAAAAATTCCGATGGAACAAGAACAATGAAAATAAATCCAAATTCAACAAGAGCTTATGAGTTTGTGGCGGTTCATGAAATGTTACATGATTTAGAGGGAACGCAAGAATATTCTGAATTGCAAAAATATCTACAAGATAGAGCTACTTCACATGAAAAATTTGAGGAAGCAAAACAAACTATTACAGACAAGTATACACAATATTATCAAGCAAACGGCTTAGATATGTCTAATCTAAATATGGAAGTTGAAACGGTTAACGATATGACAGCACAAGCTTTAGGCAATCAACAATTTTTAAATGAATTAGCCGGCAAAAAGCCGAATGTGTTTATGAGAATGTACAATTGGGTTAAAAATGTATTATTTGACGGTCAAAAAACAGGTAAAAGTTTTTCAAAAAGAAGAACAGATAACAAATACTTAAATGAGCTTAAAAAGAAATTTGAAACAGCATATAATACGGTGTATAAGGGAAAGGGAGAAACTAAGTATTCAATTGCAGGACAAATTGGTATGCAAAATGCAATAAATAATGACATTAGATTTCAAAAATTAGAAAACAACTTAAATAAAGCACAAACAATGGCACAAAACGGAATAGACAACGAATATATTAGACAAAATACCAATTGGTTTCAAGACAAAAATGGAGATTGGAAATTCGAATTTTCGGATAAGGATATGAAGTTAAAACCTAACATTCAATTAAAAGAAAATACAACATATAAATTGGGTAATATATTAGAACATGATTTGTTATTTACAATATATCCTGAGCTAGCTAAATGTAATGTAAAAGTTCAAAAAATGGAAAATGCGGGTGGATCATACAACAGGGAGAATAACTTAATAAGAATTAATTCAAAATTAAAGAATAGTGAAGAAATTCAAAATACATTGATTCATGAAATACAACATGCCATCCAAAAAATTGAAGGTTTTGAAAAGGGAAAAGGTTTTAAAACAAGTAAATTAGCTTATTATAATAGTCTTGGAGAAATAGAGGCTGATAATACAAAAAATAGGTATGTGGCAGAAAAACAAGGAATTTTAAACAGAGATTTAGTTCCACCCGAAAGTTCAAAAACAAATCCGATACATTCTAAGCTTGATAATTACTTGAATAATAGAACAATCTTTGATAAAATCAAAGATGGAATATATAAATATCTTAAAGATAGAGGTGTTACAAATGATTCGTTTTATGAAGAACTTGATTTGGAAAATACGAATGAGAATACTGGATTGGTGGTACGAGGAAGACGTGTAGAAGGACTAGAAAATTCTAGTTCTTTTTCTTTATCTAAAACAGACAACACTAAACCAACTGCTAATACTGATATAAGGTATTCTCAAACCAACAATGAATGGTCAAAGTATTTAAAAGAAAATTGGGACTTGATGCCGAATGCAAAGAAGACTTTTGGATTTCCTACGAACGAACAACTGCAAGTAATGGATAATAAAAAAATAGCTGAAGGTGTAGATACTTTGAATTTAAAAGAAAATAAAATTAAATCTTTAGAAGATATAGCTAGTATGTCGGAAGAAGATATTAGAAAAGGTGTAAATTATAAGCACAAAAAAGATAAAGATACACAATATGAGAGAAAATTTTTTAAAAATGCAGAAACGTCTAAAGTGATAAGTCAAGAAGTTAAAGATAGTATAGATATTACTACCTATGAAAGGCAATCAAATGAACAAACACTAGAAAAAGCTAAAATTAAGTTAGATGAACAAGGAGATAAACTTATAAAACAATGGGAAACTAAAACTAAAAACTTCACAGCTGAAGATGTTGCAATTGGAGCAATACTTATAGAGAGATATCAGCAAATGGGAGATACAGAGTCTGCTGTAAATGTTGTTCAAAAATTAGCTGATATGGGAACTGAAGTAGGGCGTGCTGTTCAAATGTTTTCTATATTTCAAAGATTAACTCCTGAAGCCATGATGGTTTATCAGCAAAGAAAATTAAACGATGTATTTAAAGAAATATCACAAAGAAAAACCGGAGAATGGGTAGAAGCTAACAAAGAAAAATTTAAGCTTACCGCAGAAGATAATCAATTTATTACTGAACAAGTTGAAAAAGCTCAACAAGCAACATCAGAAAGAGAGAAACAAATAGAACTTGCTAAAATTGAAAAAAGAGTAAATGCTAAACTTCCGCCAGAAAGAGGGCAAACAATTAAAGCAATTAGAAGAATGGCAATGTTGTTTAATCCTAAAACGCAAGTAAGAAATGTGGTTGGTAATGCTCTTATAATGCCTGTAAATGATGTAGCTGATATAATTGGAACACAAATAGATAAGTTGATAGCTAAAAAAACAGGGGTAAGAACAACAAATTATGCCGATTTAAAAGAAAAAGGTAAAGGATTTAAAAAAGGTATTACTGAAGCTGTACAAGATTATAAAATGGGAATAAGAACAGAACCTTCTGGAAGCAAGTATGAGTTTAATTTTGGTGGCAAATCATTTAATGAAAACACTAAATCAAAAATATTAAATGCTATAAATAATAAATTAAATGGTATAGAAAATTTATTAGGTGCTGTAATGAGTGGTGGAGATAGACCTTTCTATGAGGCCGTTTTTAATAATTCGCTACAAGGACAAATGAAAGCTAACAATGCAACAACACCTACTACAGAAATGATCGACATAGCGGTTAATGAGGCTCTATCTAGAACTTGGAATGATAACAATAGTTATACAGAAGCTGTTTTAGGGATAAGAAGACAAATGAATAAACTAAATGTAGGTGGTTTTGGTTTGGGAGATTTAATAATACCTTTTGCTAAAACCCCAGCAAATCTAACTAAGGCAATAGTTGAATATAGTCCACTTGGAGCGGTTGAAGCAATTATCAATTATTCTGATATGAAAAAAGCTATATCAAGAGGCGAAATGACAGCACAACAACAAAAGAATTTTGTAAATAGTACTTCGAAAGCGATAGCAGGTTCAATTTTATATTTAATAGCGGGTGCTCTAGCACAAAGTGGTGCAGTGACTGGTTCTGCAGATGATGACAAAGATGTTAAAAATTTTGAACAGAATGTACTAGGGATACAGCCTTATTCAATAAAAATAGGAGACAAAACTTTCACCTATAGTTGGGCAAATCCATTAAATGCACCATTAGCTATAATGGCAGATACATACAAAATGAGTAAAGAAAAAGCTGGTTTATTTGATATTTTAACAAATGGCTTTAAAGTGGCTGGTGAGGTTGTGGTTGACAACTCGTTTTTGCAAGGAATAAAAGAATTGTTTGAAGCCGACTCAATATCTGAGGGAGTGGTTAATGCGATAGTGGATATGCCCGCTCAATTTGTACCTACTTTTCTATCTCAGTTTGCTACATTAGGAGATAAAACTAAAAGACAAACATTTGAATACGGAGATAAATTAAAATCTACTATGAATCAAATAAAAGCTAAAATCCCAGGGGCGAAGAATACCCTAGCACCTACAGTTAATACTTTCGGAGAAGAAGTTGAAAATTACGGTGGAGACAATAATGCATTTAATGTCTTTCTAAACCCTGCAAATATAAGTAAAGCAAACGCAACTGACACGCAAAAAGAATTATATGCATTATATGAAGCAACAAAAGATAAAACTATATTTCCAATGCAAGCTCCATACTATTTAAGCGATGATGGCGAGAAAGTAAATCTTTCTAGTAATGAACGCTCAGAATATCAAAAACGAAGTGGAGAATATGTATCAAAAGAATTACATGCTTTGTTTGATAGTGAGTTTTATAAGACTTTAGAGAACGAAGATAAAGTTGAAGTAGTAAATAAAATTGTTAAAGATGCTAACACTCATGCAAAATCTAAATGGATTACAACTAAAGCTACAGAAGAATTACAAAAAACACAAGATGAATTAAAAGATGTTCCAATGGTAGATTACTACAATGCTTGGCTTGCTCAAAAAGATGCAGAAGGAAAGAAAAATACATTTGGTAAAACAATATCGGGTACGAAGAAAAAAGCTAAAATCAAGGCAATAAATGAGGCTGTTGATGACGATTTAACACCTAGACAAAAGAAAATACTATATGGAATATTTAATGTGGATTAGAGAGCCTTTTTAGGTTCTCTTTTCTATATAAAAAGAAAAGGAGGGAGAGGCATGGCTAAGATTTATCGAGGTGACACATTTCCATTTACGGTGGCATTTGATGGCTATACGTTTCAAGCTGGGGACGTGATAACAGCAAGCTTTATGAGCAAAACAGAGGATGATGATGCAGAGTATACCATATTAAAAATAATAGAATATACTGTGCAAAACGAATGTGAAAAAGTTCAGCTTGAATTTAGTAGAGAAGATATGTATGACATATCTGGAGATGTTGTTCTTGAAGTAAGAGTAGTAACAATTACAGGAACAGAAATGACAGTTCAAAAAGAATACTCAATCGGAAAGGATGGTATCAGATGAACGAAATAAACGGAAAAATCGAAAGAATTGAAGTGAATGGGGAAATTAAATACTCTGGTGATGTTGGTCCGAAAGGTCCCGTTGGACCTGAAGGAAAACGAGGACCACAAGGAGAAAAAGGCGATATTGGTCCAGCCGGTCCACAGGGGCCAAAGGGTGAAACAGGAAGTGTTGGTCCACAAGGTCCAGAGGGAAAAAGAGGCTTACAAGGTTTAACTGGTGAACGAGGACCACAAGGTGAAAAGGGAGATACAGGCAGTCCAGGTGCAGATGGAATAAGCCCAACGGTATCTGTGTCTAAAAGTGGCAAGATAACAACTATTGAAATAACAGATAAAGACGGTACAAAGACAATAACGATAAAAGACGGAGAAGATGGCAAAACTTACGATGACACAGAAATAAGAGGAGAAATAGAAGCTAAGGTATCAAAAGTAGAAGGAAAAGGACTTAGCACGAATGACTATACAGAGGAAGAAAAAGCAAAATTAGCAGGACTTAATAACTATACATTACCAGTTGCAACTTCTAATACGTTAGGTGGAGTAAAAGCTGGCGAGAACGTTAATATTGGAGCAGATGGCACATTAAATGTAACAGGCGGTGGAGAGATTTCAAATGCAGAAAATACAAATATTCAGGTGCTTAAAATATGGGTAGGAACACAAGCTCAATTTAATGCTATAACAGCCTTAGACGCAAACACAGAATACAACATTATAGAGGAGTGATAGTATGATAAGAATAAAAAATAATATTACTCCTAGGTTGCCTGATGAGTACCAGGAAGTAGAGTACATCCAAAGTACAGGAACGCAATATATAAATACTAATTATAAAATAACTTTAAATACTGAATTTGTTGTCGATGGAATGATAATTGGCGGTGAATATTTTGCAATAGCAGGGAAATATGGGTATTATATAAGTGGAATATTTGGCCACGGTAGCACTTTAAAAATTTGTGCAAGATGGAGAAATGGGTCATCTTCTAATATAACAGTAACAACTAGCGAAGATGTTGGAGAGAATAGGCACACATTTAAGATAAATAAAACTGCTTTTTATATGGATAATGTGAATGTTGGGAACTTTAATAGCACATACAATTTTAGCGCAACAGATGATATTTATATTTTTGGATTAGGTGAAGCTTCAATGTCAGTAGGTAGACTATATTCTATGACAATTTCTGACAATGGTGTTTTAGTTCGTAAGTTAATACCTTGTTATCGCAAATCAGATAATGAAATAGGTTTGTATGATTTGATAAATAATGTGTTTTATGCTAATGCTGGCACAGGCACATTTATAATGGGAACAGAGGTAAATAAGCCATACGGCAATTTAATGCCTAACTTTATTGCCAACTGGTTGCCTAGTGAATATCAGCCCGTTGAATATATTGAAAGTACTGGGACTCAATATATAAATACAAATGTGTTGGCAGATACAGTGGGGAGATTTGTTATAGACGCGGAATTTACGGAAATATCAAATGAAATTAACGGAAGTATAAACAGTGGCGTCGCTTTAGATATAGGCATCATATCAAACAAATTCTTTTTAAGAAATGGTGCGCCAAATGATGTGACAGCTAGTGCAGATATAAATAGACATGAGTTTGAAGTTGATACTATAAATTCTAAATGTTATATAGATGAGACAGTGGTGTCAACTGCAAGTGGGTCTAAGCCCAATTTTAACTTATATCTATTTGCGAGAAACAATGAAAGTTTAGGAACAACTACAACTGCATATTTCTGTAAGCAAAAATTATATTCATGTAAAATATACAATCTAAACAATACATTAATTCGTGATTTCATACCTTGTTACCGAAAATTAGACAATACAGCTGGTTTATACGATTTAGCAAATGGAGTATTTTATGCAAATCAAGGAACTGGCGTGTTTTTAATGGGCGAAGTAGTAGGAAAAGCTGATGTAAATTTAATTCCTATGATTGGTAGTAAAAAGCTGTTAAAAAGGTACGTTGGAGAAAAACTAGTATACGGAGAAAAAGAAGCCGAATATGAACAGCAAGTCAACTATGCAATGATATATGACAATTCTTTAAATGATGCAGAACTGAATAAATGTGTAAATAGTCCTAGTGGAGGTTGGACTTCGTGTTATTATTATAGTAGTTCATATTCTGCATGGGAGAGCAATGCTAATTATCTAAAGGCTTCCGTTCGTGCAAAATCATCATGCACTGCAAACTGGAGAACAACTAAGAAAATAAAATTAGATGATTATGCAGCTGTAATCATGCAACTTAAACACTCTTACGTTGAGGCTGAAAACGTTACTTTTACTAGTGATACTACAGGTTTAAGAAATTATGATATTTGCTGGGTTGGGGTACAGGATAGAGACAGAACAAACGATGTTACGCACGAATGCATAGCAGATACTACTAATATAACGGGTGAATATTATCTTTCACAATATTCGAATGGAGACGTTAGTGCATTTGAGTATTATATTTATAATTCGGCATTATTTAAAAAAGATGATTGGCAGACGCTATGCTCCAAAGCGGGATTAAATCCTACAGATTATAATAACGAAAATACACTATGTAAAGACACAACTGCTATTTCGACAATATTATCTAATCAGTCAGCTGTGCAGTATATGATATATAACTGTACTGGATCTTTTATGGCTTATTTTGTTGTGAGAGAAACATGCTTAACAGCTTTAAATAATAGTCCGTATAAAACATTAATTCAAGCAAACAAACACTGGAATAAATTTTTAAACATGGTAGCATAGAAAGGAGAAATGAACAATGGGATATTATCCAAAAATAGAATGGGACGATAATGCGACGACAACTGAAAAATTGAGAGCAATTTATAATTTACTCAATTGGCTTTTATTTGAAATGTCACAAGGAAGAGTAAAAACTAATAAAGAAGAATTGATTGAAAATATAAAAAACACAAAAGAAGAATTAAACCTACCAATTTCAATAGCTTTTGTAAAATTAGCTGAGAGTGGTAATATAGATGAAGCAACAGCAAGCGAAAATGCAAACTTGTTTTTACCTTGGGCAACTAATACAAATTATAAAATTGGAGATTTGAGAACATATCCACAAGAGAAAGAAATTCAAACTGCTGAAGGTGAAACAGTTACCGTCGCAGAAAAGGTATTGTACAAATGTTTACAGACCCATACTTCACAAGATAATTGGACTCCTGATGTTAGTTCATCATTATGGAAGAGCTTGAGCGTGAATGAAAATGGTATTTCCGAATGGTCACAACCTATATCTAGTGTAGATGCTTATAATACAGGTGATGAAGTAATGTATAATGGAGTACATTATAGATCTATCATTGATAATAATGTTTGGGCCCCTGATGCGTATCCTCAAGGTTGGGAGGTAGTTGCAGATGACAATTGATGTAGATATTTTAATTAAAATAATAAAATTTATAGCAGAACTAATAACATCGTGTGGAGTTATTATGGTGTTTGGGAAAAAATACTTCGACAAAATGGTTTTAAAAATTACAACGCCTATATTAGAGAAAATTGATAAAATGGACAAAAACCAATGTATGAACTATCTTACAGAGTTTTTAGCAGATGTTCGTAGCGGTGTGCATAAAACAGAATATCAAAAAGCTCGTGCTCATGATGTATACAAGCATTACAGTACCGACTTAAACGGTAACTCGTATATACACGAACAGTGGGAACTTTATATGACTGAAAGGAGTGAGAAAAGATGAAAGAACTAAAAAAGTTAATAGATGTAAAAAGTATAGTTACATTACTTTTTACGGTTTTAGTATGTATACTAGCTTTTAAGAAAGTTATAACAGGTGAACAGGTTATGATGACATATACAACCATCATAGCCTTTTATTTTGGCACTCAATCTAATAAAAAGAAAGAGGTGAATGCTGATGAAAACAAATCTTCGGACTAGTAGAATATTGCAGAGCTCAACTTGGCAAGCCATATTGGTGGGGCACATTCGGACAAGTTGCTTCGGAGAGCCTTTTAAGACAAAAATCAGCACAATATCCTAAATACTATACATCCACTGATTTTGTTAAGCAATACGGTCAAAAAGTGCACGATTGTGTAGGCTTAATTAAGGGATACTTATGGTGCGAAAATGCAAATTCTTATCCTTTATATAATGCAAGTCAAGACAAAGACGTATCAGGAATGAAAGCAAATTGCAGCGAGCGAGGAAGTTTAGACACAATACCAGATATTCCTGGTGTGCTCGTTTTTATGCCTGGCCATGTAGGAATTTATATTGGAAAAGGCAAAGTAATTGAAGCAAGAGGACACGCTTATGGCGTTGTAGAAACCAATTTGACAGGTAGAGGCTGGAAAGAATGGGGAAAACTTGATTGGATAAAGTACGAGGAGGGAAATACGATGTTTGAAGCTGGACAAGGCAAGGAAGCAATAGAATACTTAGTTGAACAAGGCAGGATAACAAATAAAGAACAGGCATTACAGAAGCTTGATTTAATCAAAAATGAAGAATGGACCTATATCAAATGGGCTAATGATGTCAAAAAATTAGAAAAGCAAATCAACAAAAAAAGTTAATAAAGTTTACTTGATTTTGTTGACAAATTAAAAATAACGTGTATAATGTAATCAAAGGAGGGAGACATATGTTAAGTGAGTTTGGAAAATTCTGTCGTAGGCTAAGAATCGAAAGAGGAGAGCTGTTAAAAAATATGGCACAAAAGTTACAGGTAACGTCTTCTTATTTATCGGCGGTAGAGACAGGAAAAAGGGCAGTTCCAGAAACTTGGATAAAGAAGATCTCCGATGAATACAATTTGAGTCCAAAAGAAGTAGAAGAATTAAAAAGAGCAAGAGATATTTCTTCACAGGTAATAAAAGTTGACTTTAATAATAAAAGTGACTCTGATAAGGAAACTTTATTAAAACTAGCAAGAAGTTTTGATAGTTTTAGTTCAGAAACAAAAGCTAAGTTAATTGAAATAATCAAGGAGGAAAACAATAAGTGAGTTATAAAACGGTTCCTAGATCGAAAGCTCAAATAAGAGGCTTTGTTAATAGGGTAAGAGAAATATTTGGAATAGGTCCCAAAGATAAACTTCCTGTGCTAAGCATATTAGAGGCCTTATGTAGTGGCCTTGATGATGGTGGGTATACTTTAGAAATAGTACCTATTGACAGCATGCGTGAGAGATATGCTGAAACTATACCAGAAAGTAAAATAGTGAGGATAAGACAGGATGTATACGATAGAGAAAATCCCAGAGATTTATTTACAGTATGTCATGAAATAGGACACATATTACTTCATTCTAATGATACTGTTTCTTTTGCTAGAGAAAATGAACATGTGAAGACTTATGAAAATCCTGAATGGCAAGCTAATACATTTGCAGCTGAATTTTTAGCTCCTGCAAATATGTGTAGAAAAATGTCGATAGAGGAAATCATGAATACATATGGTTGTTCTAGGCAAGTTGCAATTATTCAACACGAAGGCTAACGCTTTATAGCTACCAAGCAGCTTAAAAGTTTGGACAAATGCAAAAAGATTTGAAGCAATAACTTCAAACCTTTAATTTTGATAATGATATATTCACTACCTGACAATAGTAGTATACCATAGTCAATTTATAATTTGCAAGAGTTATTTTATAAAGGAGGAGTACTTATGGTATATATACCAGAGGAAGAGATGCGTGATATTTTCTGTACAGAGTATATACATTATCGTACAAAGAAGGTAATGAGAGCTTCAGATTATGGATATAAATATTGGCATTTCAGAACTAAAAAAAGAAAATAATATTTAATCTATGGGGAAATATCATGTTTGATGTTTCTCCATTTATTAATTATTCAAAATTAAATAAAGTTAAAATTATAACACTTTCCGGAGGTGTTATTTTTTTATATAAAAAATTAAAAAGGAGAGATGAATTATGAACAAAGAATTTAACAAATTAAAGGAAAAATTAGCAGAGAAATATCACGACCAGATAGATTTGATAATCAAAGTAAAAGGTGTAGATGCAGGAATAGCATTGGATATTTTAATTACATTTGAAATAAATGGTACTGGTTGTCCGTATATCAACCACGAAGAGTTTATGAAAGATTATGAAGAACTTTTAAATGCAGCAAAAAAATGCTAGTTTGTTTGAGCCTATCTCTTAACGAGGTAGGCTTATTTTTTATGAAAAATATTGTTTTTCCGCCAAAGCGAACGAATATTGTGATACTTTTTGCACATGATATTTAGGGGTGAATTTTTATTGAAAATAAAGTTGTTGGTGAAAAAAATAAGAGAAGAGAAAAATATGTCATTACAAAAATTAGCTATTTTATCTGGTATTTCAAAGACTCACCTATCTGACATTGAGAGAAACTTAAAAATGCCAAGTTTGTTAGTGATGATAAAAATTTCTCGAGCATTAAAAGTGCCAATAACAGATTTATATGAGGTGTTACAATGAAAATGGAGAAATTACGCGAAAAAATGCATTTATATATTCAAAAGTATGGGATAAATTCTAAAGAAGTGATGGATGTAAGCAAAGAATTAGATCATCTGATTTTAAAAGAATTTAAGACACAAATATGTCAAGGAACAATGCAAGCTTTAATTGAATACTCGGCAATAAACGATTTTCCAAGCACAAAAGAATGGGACGAATATGCTAAACAAAATGGATATTTATCTCATATTTCGTTGAAATATAAATTAGGTTTAAGGTGGAATGAGATTAAAAATTTAGTTATATCTAAAATATTATAAATACATATCTTTAAGGATTTATGTCGAAAATGGATTTGATTTCTTATATTCAAATTGATATAAACAATTTGAAAGTGGGGAATTTAACATGACAATGTTTGATAAGATTATAATTAAATTATTTAAAAAGACTTTTGAAAAAGTATATAAAAAGGGTTTGAGCGATGCATTTAATTTTCTGCAATATTCCCCCTCGCATCACTCATAAAGATTTTACGCAATAAAAATAATAATAATTGCAATAAAGAAAAGGGCTGTAAAAAAGTTCCTTATTTAGAACAAGGGTGTAATAAGGGTGTAATTAACAATGCAATTACTCATAAATATACTTTAAAATAGCTATTTGTTAGTTTTTTGATATTATCCTTGGTAAGGATGAGGTCACGGGTTCGACTCCCGTTAGAAGCTCCATA